TATTTATTATCCAGGAGAGTGGTATCCTGCTAATGATAAGGGTAATCCAACAGCAGAGGGTACAGGAAGACCTTGGCCTTACGGTTTTCCTATTAGATACGCAGAAATAATAGGAGAAGACTTTTCTATTGATGACTATACAATAACTCATCAAAGTAATAATTATGTATCTTTTCCTATTAACTATCCTGGAATATCTATTAGTTCTGATGGGTCTATAGGAGAGATAGACTTAGAAATAAATAGTATTGATTTATCTCTACCTACCTTAGTAGAAGATCCTTTCTTAGTAGGGTACAATAATACTTCTGCAATATCTAGTACTGTTAACGGCGAGGTACTAACTAACATTGATCCAAGAACTGTACTTTCTAACCCTTCTTATGACTCAGATATAGCAGATTCTAGAGGACAAAATCAACCTTATGATTATAGTACTACTAGCTCTTTAGGAGAAGAATGGGTTTCTTTGATGCCGGATAGTAGAGACTTATTAGGGGCGGTAGTAGAAGTAAGAAGCTATTATGCATCTTCACTAGAGTATTGGCCTGAGTTTTCTATCATAAGTGGAGTATCTGGAGATTCTATACGCTTAGAATCTACAGCCCCTTATAGAGTAGGAGACACCGTAAATAGTAATGTAAGTACTAGTACTGCCACTATTATAAATGTTTATAGTAATAACTATATAAAATTAGATCAATCTATTACTGGCGCTGTAATAGGAGATAAACTTTTAATAAATAATAGCAATTATGATCCTGATGCTTATGTAGAAAGAAAGTTTACAATTAATAAACTTAACTCATATAATGATTCTTCTATTAGTTTTAACTTAGGAAGTAGAACAACTAATTTATTAAAAGAAGTGCCAAGAAGAAAATTTTATAAAAACACTTGCCCTTGGAAATATAAAGGAGTAGAGTGTAAGTATCCTAGTGGCGGCACAGGGGTAATTAGCAATAGTGTGCTACCTAAAACTGCTAATGGTATGTTCACTATAAATAATGTGGCTACTTCTGACCCTAACTTAGATAAATGTTCTAAAAGTATATCTGCTTGTAAATTACGAAATAATTTATTAAATTGGGGAGGGTTTCCCGGTGTTAGAAACAAAGTTTAATTTACTTTTAGATACAATAGGCAAATATTCTCAGTCTCAGTACCCTTTAGAGGCTTGTGGTATAATTACTTTAGATTTTGAATTTATACCCAGCAGTAACTTAAGTAATAATCCTAGACACAGTTTTATAATTGATCCTATTGTTGTTAATAGGTATGACGAAAATATATGGGGTATCTTTCATTCTCATACAGATGAAAAGTTTGAAACTCCCTCAGAATTAGATATGTCTTTAACCGTATATCCAGATATAAAATTTATATTATTTAATAATAAAAATTTTTACATATATTGGTACGACACAGATAAAAATATTAAAAGGTACGAAAAGTTTAATGAAGATCACTGTAAATATTAATAAGCCTCTTAGAGCTTTCTTTGATGATAGGTCTGATGTAATACTAGATGCTTCAGATTACTTTGATATATACTCTGGTCTTAAAAATATGTTTCCTAAATTTGAGAAGTTATTAAACTCTATGAAGAATACAGAGTCTAAATTTCAAGATGTAGTGTTTATTCAAGATGACAAAATTATAGACGTATCTAAATTTAAATTAATAATTAAAGAAAACTTAGAAGTATCGTTAACGCCTGTATTTTTTGGAGCAGCCCCTTCTTATACTTTTTCTAATTTATATAGTGATATAAAATCTAGTTTTATGTATCCTTTATTTGGTTTATCTACTGCTAGTACAGAGTCTTCTGACTTCGAAGGATTAGATAAAAGAATACTAGACTCATCTTTATTTGGAAGAGCAGAAGAAGTATACGCAGCAGGTATGAGAACAGAAAATGATGTATTCGGGGACTTACAAATCAATACTAATGCAAAACTGCCTATAGGACTTCATTACGGTCTTGTAAGAGTATCAGGTACTTTAATAAATAATTATACTAAAACATATAGATGTGATCCTGATGTGTTTAGAGTAAAGGATGTAATACCTTAATGGCTATTTCACCACTGACCTTATCTGTAGGGCAAAATCAAACATTTCAAAAGCAGTTAACTAAACTAAATACAGATATTCAGTTTAGTCATGTCGCTATTGGTGAAGGACCTATATACAGAATAAATCCAAACGGTGTTCAAGATATTAGAGTAGATGGTAAGTTTATTGATGATTTAATAACTGTTAATAATGAGCCAGATCCTTATGTTTTTCAATACAAAAGTACTACTGGTAGTATTAATCAGCAGGTGCTCACTCCTTTCAGTGATGAAGTAACAAACAATTTAAGATTCTCCTCTCCTGTGGTTCTTAAGTCGGGACAGGTAAAAGGTGTTGTAACGGGAGTACCTGAAGCTAATGTAATATTTTTTCCAACTTCTGCTTCTGTAGGAGATAATCCTATAGACACTTTAGTATTTAAATTTTCTGTCGAAGAGTTATACAAACAAGATACTAATAATAATTCTACTACAGGACCACAGAATCAAAGATTAGATTTAAGAATAATAGTACACGATAGAAATGAAACATCAAACATAAATAACTATATTGCTTTAGTACAACACTCTTTTACTGAAACTATTACCTTTGATACTATATTAGAAGTACCTATAAGTATACCTTTAGCTAACCAAAGTCATAATGGATATAGAGTATCAGTATTAAAAGGTTCAGATGACACTTTGGACTCTGAGATTAGTTCTGAAGTTTCTTTTTTAGGTTTTAATGAAATATCTCACGAACCTTTCTCGTACCCTAGAACAGCTAGTATAGGCTATGCTTTAAAAGCTACTGGGCTAAGATCAGATGCTGTTCTAAATTACTCTAGTTTAGTAAAAGGTCTTATAGTTAAAGTCCCTTCTAATTATGATCAACCTATACTAACTAATGGGGAAGTAGACTGGAGAGAAGTAGAAGTTGATGACATAACTTCTACAGGATATGAACTTCAGTCCTCTCCAGGAATTGTTAGTTTTGATGCTAATCCTATAATTTATAAAGGTATTTGGGATGGTACTTTTAAATATGACTGGACTCAAAATCCTGCATGGATTATATATGATTTATTAACTAATACTTCTTATGGATATGGAATACCCGAGTCTTACATAGATAAGTATAACTTTTATAAAGCGTCACAAATATTTGATGCAGTAGAGCCTGAAACAGGAAAATTTATAGGTGTTGAAACATACGCTGATGGTAGTATACGTCATAAGCCTAGAGGACAGTTTACGTCTATACTAGAAGATCAAATAGGTTTATCCTCTTCTAAAGTCATAAAAGAAAGAAGGATAGTATGTGATCTTAGTGTGACAGACTCTATAGAAACTTATGAACTTATAAATAAAATAGTTGCGTCTGCCAAAGGTTATTTAGAGATTAGTAATGATAAGATAGGATTAGTTTTAGACTATCCTAACTCCCTTCCAGAGCAAATGTTCAACGAAGTTAATTTAACAGGAATCAAATATTCAGGAAATAGAGCAGAAGACTATATAACTGCAGTAGAAGTATCTTTTAACGACGGGGCTAATAACTATAATAAAGACTTAATAAAGATATACGACCCTGATTCTGATATGTTAGAAGAAAGAGTAGCTAGTATAGATTTAATAGGCTGTTCTAGGCGAAGTGAAGCTATTAGATTTGCTCAATATATATTAGCTTCTAAAAAATATGTAAAAAGAAAAGTAGAATTTTCTACTTTTGTAACTACTTCAGATTTAACCCCTGGTACTATTGTTTCTTTATCAACTCAGACAGTAGGCTCTATATATGGGTATAATGGTATTATTCAAGATAATTCTTCGGCTAGTAGCGCTACAACAAATATAAAACTACAACATATTTCTTATCCTCCAATTTCTAATACTGTATTTGAAAGTAATACGCAACCCCTAGCCTTACGTCACTATAGTCAAGAAAGCGGTAAGTCTGAGCTTTATATTATAAGCAATACTCAAGTTTCTTATGCCACTACGGGTAATGTACAAGGAGCATTATCTGGTTATGACTTTATAGAAGTTAAAGCTTTAAGTAAGTGGGATCCTTTAGTAAACACTTTTGTAGGAATTAGCACTTTCGATCCTTTTAATACTCCTAAAGAAAAAGACTTATGGGCCCTTGGAGAAATAGATCCTAATAACTACTACTCTACTAACGCTGCAAAATTATTTAGGATAGATTCTATATCTATGCCCTCTGGTGCAGAAACTAGTATTTCTGCTAGTGAATATGTACCAAAAGTGTATATAGATAGTGAAAATATTATAAACTTTGAACCTATACCTATTAAAACAATAGCTAATCCTCTTATAAAACCTGCCCCTCCTATATTTTCTATTAGCCCTGTTTACACCAATACAGGTGCTGGTAATCCAATTTTAAACTTTTTATTTAACGTACAAAGCAGTTCTAATATTCAAATAGCTCAAGCTTTTATACCTAGATAAAGCTTTGTACCTGTACTGGGGGCTATATAATGGCTAATTTAAATTTTTTAGTGTCTAACACTACACCTTTTGTGGGTCAGCCTTCTGCAGCCTTATTTGGGAAGAATGGGGCTAAGTCATCTTTAGGTACTGTAAAACCTTTAGTTTTAAACACTGAATTAATTGATACTAGTATTACTTTTTCTGTGTCTAACTTACACTTAATGTATGATGATAATTTTGACTCTCACTTATTAGAGGCTAGAAATAATACACAGTTGGTAACTCTTAAAGGTCAAGCACCGGACAATCTACTTAGATACAATTTAAATATAAAATCAGCCTCTAATACTGCTGGAGCTGCAGAAAATACTGTAGGTCACGACTCTACTTTAGTAGCACTAAGCTCTAATATAACTTCTTTTAATATAAGTGCTAACACTTTAACTATCGATTACAATACTGCAGAAGTAGCAGCAGTAGTTAAAAATGCTTTACTACCTTCTCCTTTTTATGTAGAACTTCAGCAGATAATAGAGCCCACAATAGCTGCTTCTAATACTTTTTTTGTGTCTGGAACTCTTAGTATACTATCTAATACTCATAATGTTGCTGAGCAGGCAGGTGTTTTATCTTTACCTATAGGAGTTATACCTCCTGCTAAAGGACTAATAAGCACTTTTGTAAATGGCAGCTTAATTGAAGAAGAGAGTACTGAATTTTCTTGGTCTGTAGGAAATGACTATATAGAGCATAATATAGCTTCGAGTGACTTACAAATAATTACATCAGTAGAAAACTATTATGCGCCATCGTTTGAACCTAAAGATAGTATATTTATAGTTGATAATGAACAATTAAACACAATAAATTCAGTATCTTATATAGCTTCTTCTCCTACTTACAACTCTGCACTAACTTCTTCCGACTTTTTTAAGGTAAAACTTACAGACAATATAGCTTCTTCTGTCGGTAAGACTACTATTATGAACACTTCAGAGGATTTAATTGCAGATATAACTTCTATTGATGATATAAACAATAAAGTAACTATTACTTATGATGAGCTTAAGTACGATAAAGGATATGAACTAGCAAATAATGGTGTTTATATACTAGCTCCTTTTAGTTATAATGACTTTAACTCTGTAACTTTAGTAGATAATAAGATACAAACTCCGGCTACAGCAGGCGTATTTGTATTTCAGGTATCTGCCGTAAACGAATTTAATAGATCTAGCGTACCTATTACTCAAAGTGTAGCTACCTCTTATCCTCCTTTAGGACAGGTACCAGAAGATCAGGTAGTTTTATCTGAAAACTTATTTAGAGATAGAACTAAAGGGGTAATGTCTAGAGTAATTGGACAATTTCCTCATATTATAAATAGAAATGTAAAAACATACGATATAAGCTATAAAATAGTTCAATTATCAGGAGCAGATTCTCATCCTAGTGGTATGACTAATTTTACTAGTTTTATGGTAGATGCTAATGAGGCAGGAGAAGACGGTAACATTCACTTTGTTATAAATAACTTAGATTTAGGACAAGCAGGAAATGTTTACTCTCTTCAAGTAAAAATTCTTCCTATAAACGGGTTAATATCTGGTATTCCTGTATATAAATCAATTACTTTATCAGGTAAGTCTGATAGACCTTTAGAATTAAACAGTTTTAACATTACTCAAACTAATGACTCTATAGTTTTTGATGTTGAGTATCCTGTAGATTCACAAAATAATTTAGATGAGTTAGATATCTTACATACAGAAGTAAGATCTTTAAAACCTGTAGTAGGAATAGACAATCAAAATAATATTAATGACGCTTTTATAAGAGGGGATAAAGTAATGCTATTGCCTCACCCTTTAAGCAGGGCTGAAATATCTCTAGATAGATTTACATCGGGATCTTATACTTTTACTGCTAAGACTGTTGATACTAGCGGTAATTATTCTTTAAATGCTTTAGCTAGAAATTTACAAGTAGAAATATCTACACAAACTGATACTCTAGCTATTTGGAACGAGGCTGCCCCTAATACTAATATATCTTCTTCAGTAGGTAACTATAACTATGGGGATAACGTTTTTGTAGGTGTTACAGAAGTAGACAACGGGGGGTTAGTATATCATATAGATCCTATAACTTCTCCTATACTAGGAGTAGATACCCCTTCTAGCTTAGCAGAGGACGCTAATGCTTCTGCTAATGGCTTTTCATGGGCTCAAGGTCAAAGTCAAGGCTTTGATAGGACAGACTTACTTATTACTTCTGCTAACTCTGTTTATATTAGCCCTGTTAGAGATTTAGGATCTGTAGTAAGAGGTAATATTGTTGTATCTAGTTTAGTTAATTCTTCATTGTTAGAAAAGTTTTTAGAAGTATCAGAAGATTTAATAGTGGGAGTATCTGAAGGACATAGTTCTCATGCTAATGTTTTATTTGATTCTGATTTTGAAATCGGTACTGTAACAGGCTATAATAATTCAGAATCTTCTTTTTCCTTTAGCAATACTCATAATACTATTATTGACGGTTCTGCTAATAATAAAGTATTTGTAATTGTAAATCCAGGACAGGAAGTCATAGGTTCTATGGACGCTGCAGACGATGTTTCTAATATACATAGTTATGCTCTTATAGCA